TCTTTTGACGTTTACCTTCTAATCGTCTCTCGAACACTTTGCGATACTCATCAATAAAGGTTGTACCAGTATTAACAGGTATGAGGTTGCAATTAAGCAAAATGCTAGGGTAATAACTAGCAACGTCATAATCAACAATTTGATACTCATCGTCAGTAACATAGCAAACCTTCCTATCATGTTGAGAATGAAGTCCACCGACTCCCATTTGATAAATACCTTTATTTATCGTTATCAAATCTTCTTTTAAGAACGCAGGTAGTATAACATGACCCGTATATTGATTAACTTCATATACGTGATTTGACATCTTGAGAGCCAACTCATTCAAATCATCCCGCTTAAAGTTTATAAAATTAGGTTTTATGTATTGAATACTTTCAGGAATCTTTACCGCGCCTCTTTTTATTCCGAGCCTTTTCAGGAACATCTGTTCAGCTACCTGCGAGTCAGATTTAGAACGAGCATCAAAACCATACTCCTTACTAATTTCAACTCTAAGCTGGAGTTGCCCTTGCAGTTTATTATAAAGAGTCTCAGTGGTGTCTAGGTCATTCTTGCAGTAATCCCAAACCATTGGTCTGTCGTTATATGCTACTTCCTCAGAATGATGAAACGGTAGGTCTTGAACTACAGGCATGTTCATACGCGCTCCGTAAGTCTTCAGACTTACAAAGCTCGGAGCAACCTCAATCAAGTCAATGTGGTCAATCATCGGTATCTTGAATCTGAATTGTTTTTCAGCATCCCAAGGCATCAAGTTTTGATTAATAATGATATCCCCAAAACCTTTTGTCTCAGCAAATGAATGACCTGATAGAAAATAACTAATGACGGGCATGTCATATCTTGCACCGTTGAAGCTAACGAATGTATTCTTTGATTTGAAAAGAGACTTAATCTTCTCACGAGCGTCTTCCTCATCTCCCCAGATGCCAAAGTACTCTCCGCTCTCAAGAATCTTACCCATCAGTAGGAACATATTAGGTGCGACCTCGGTATCAAAAACAATAGTTCCCATTAATCCTGATTCACATAGCGTTCGGTTGGACCACCGTCAAGAGCCTTATTTGGATACTCTAACTCTTTGAGCTTTTCAATAAAATGAATTGCTTTCTCTAAGTCTTCTTTTCCGTTCTTGAGGTGAAACCGCTCAAGGTACTTAGTAGCGCAACCGACAAAGTAACCCCTGCCGTATAAGCGATAGATTCTATCCCAGTGCTGCTCACCCTCTGTCTTATAATGCTTACCGCCTACCTGCTTATCATTTGCTTTCATGATTTCCTTATTTGTTTTATTGATGATATCTTCTAAACTGTCAATCCATTCACTATGAGTTAAAGGTCTGTTCACTTTTTCTTCTCACGATTCATAATATACTGCTGAGTTGCTAATTTCCAATCAGAGGCGCTAATCTTTTCTGCCCATGCTTTTCCGTCGCTAATCTTATTTTTACGCTCGTAACTGACCATCGCCATAGGCTGGGCTACAAACTCAAAGAAAGGATTAACGAATCCACCTTTCTTGAATGGATCATTGCAGAATGACTCACATTCTAATAAAAATAATTCCCAATCGCCATGATACAAAATACTAGGTTTGACTACCCCATTTGAATAGGCATCAAATACCTCAGCTGATGGAGGATTCTCAAGATACGGCTGAGCATTGTATAACTTAGTATATAAGTGCAAATTATTTGAGGCAGTAAAGTATTGACCGACTGGAACCTCAAGTGCAATCGCAACGAATTCTTGAATAATAGAAAAGTGAACGGGATTTGCTCCGCAGTATCCCCACCAGAAATCATTCGAGCGATTAAAGATTGTAATATCAAGACAACCGTTCACAATAGCAAATACAATTTGAAGATTGCAGGCTTTGTCTTTTGTGCTTTTATTAAAGTCAGAAGCATCCCAGAGCTGAATAACTGCTTGACGTGAGGCTGTATCTTTTTTAAGATGCTTGATTACTTCCTTAAGTTGATCAAATCCAAAATGCTTACGCATACGATGACCATACGCCGCGTTAAATGTTTCACCATCATCGCTGAATTGCTTAATCGTTGAATTAAATTGCTCTAGGAATGCTACGTCGTTGCGCCCAGCGAGCATCCAGATTGATTCCATAAGGTGAAATATCGGATTAGCGTCACGTTTATCAAAGAACAATACGCGCTCAGTCGGCTCTATGATTGTGGTTAACACTGGTTCATCAATACGGATTGCTGGTCCGTTACGAGTTTGCACCTCAATGCCAGACGTTTTAAAACGCCAGAGCATATCAGTGAACAATTCATTTACGTTTATTGCTTTTATTTCCATTATTAAAACTCCAAAGTTGGTTTGTAATTCTGACGAGGTTTACCCTCTCCTGTTTTTACTCTTTGATACTTGTCAAACTCACACATTATATTCTGACAATCATGCAGGGTTAAATCTTTAAATTCGCTGTTTGAACTTATTACCGCCTCACGAACTTCAATTAACTCTTGATTGAATTGCTTCTCGGTAGTGGTTTTGAGCAACTTACGTTCATGTAGCCTGTTTAAGCCGCGCTGACTTCCTGGACCCATTGGTGCCCATGAGTAGAGATCGATAGCATTGTCAAGTTGACCGCGTAGGTAAGTCAAATCTGCACTCACTTGCCCCGCTATAAAGGTTTGAATACCAAAAGCCTCCGCGAGTTGATTAGTAGTATGCTTGATTGAACCTGAAGCGACTGCTCCACGCATCTTACTAGCCATGTCTATTGTAGGCTTAATGATATACTCACAAAGATTAACTGACTTTGTATTACCCTTGACCATTGTAGGGTAAACAATATAAGCCGAGCTGTATAACTTTTCTTTACGTGCTTCTAATTCATGCATAGATTCAAGAAACAAATAAGCATTAAAGTCTTCAGCGCGGCGCGGTATTACTAAATTATCCATCAAATGCAAAAGAGTCGGTGGCCAATTAATCAAACGAGCGAGAAGGGCGCGAAACCATACATCACCAGAAACATTCCTATAATAATTATTGATTAACCATTGGCTAACTCGGTCATCCCTGCGACGTACATTGCAGAAACGATACTTGCTAAGTATTGGGTCAAGCGTATAGGGCTGGAGCATGCCTGAATCCTTATTTAGACGCACCTGCTCACGTTCATTAACAAACGCTACCAATTCATTAAAGAGTGCCATTCTCTGCCTTTCTGATAACTTCTAGAGTCTCATTAAAAGCATCAGTGTGATCTATCGTAATAATCTTTACTCCCCCTGCCTTGTGTAAATTAACACATGCGTCATAAGTAGATTTATGCGCACTTATAGTGTTTTTTGGGTTAAATGGTTTGTCTTCTCCGCGGGCATTCCTACGGTCTTGCACTCTCTGTAGGCAGGTGGCAAGGGGCGTGTCAAGTATCGCCGCGACGTATGCTCCTGTAGGTTTGAGCATCTGTGTTGTAATTGCTCCTGGACCCACTTTTGAGAGTAACAAACCTTCAAGGAGGACATGACCACGAGGATGAGCAGCCAAGGCTCTTTCTGCAATTTCTTCTTGAGTACTAATACCATCTGTACCTCCGCAAGTATTTTGATAACTACCGACAACGTAAAGAGGCTGAGTAATTCCTTCTTGACGTAGATCAACATGATATCCCCAATGTTTCTTTTTACCATTAGGGTCGGCTATCGCTGAACATGGATAATCCGTCAGAAACTTACGCGCTACGGTAGTCTTACCTGAGCCTGAAGTTCCGCGGAGTGAGAGTATTACATTCATGTGTTACCTTTTATTTCGGTTATTGAACAAAAATTATAGCTTAATCTTTTGGTGCTACTTCAAAAGCATGTTGTCTTTTCCACATATTCCTAATTGTTTCAGGGTATTTATTAAGCAGCCAGTCTTGAAATGCAGTAGCTGGGCTAATGTTTAAAAGCAATCCGTCTTCATCAGTGCACTGCATCAAAGCAATCACAAGATTCTCTAAAGACTGTTGGCTTATATTCTTTTTGTTTGATTTCATTTCTGATCCTTTAAAATATGTTCAGCACGGAAAGGAGAACCAGTCTCAGCAAACATTTTTGCTTTATCAGCTCGCGGGGTTACTTTCTTCTCGCATTCTTCACGCAACCAATCTGGTAGGTATTGGGCGCGGATAGCTTTGAATGGTTCAGTAAATTCCTCAAACCCTCTTGAGTCGTACCATTTAATCCTGTCCCAACCCATGTCAGCGTAAACTCCTGGATACCGACGGCTGAAGAATCCATTCTTAAATTGACAGAGGCAAGACTCCATAGTAAACCGACCGAGGTCAGGATTAGCGGGCATAGTCTTTAATATTGCAGCCGCTTCATTCTCAAGGTGAATGCACATCTCCTCAAATTGTTCGTACTTTCCTGAGTGTGAGTTCGGCTGGCGTTTATCAAATACGAATTTATCGTAACCCAGCAAAAACAACATGCCGTTACGGTGAGAGCGCGAACCATCAAAGTCATTAAACATCAAAGTGGTGCAATCTGCACCGAAGCCATTAATCTTTACATATTCAAGATATGAGAACGTAGAGAGCCGCCCAAAGCTAACAATGCTATTAGCCTTAGCCCATAGTGATTCATAATTAGTATCAGTCCAGAGCTTGACTTGAGAACCATGTGCCTTAACTAATTCAGCGTATGAGTAAAGACCTTTCATAGTATCTTTTTTCTGCTTATTACGGTCAGAGTCAAAACTCAAAGTAGCCCAATCTTCATTAAACTTAACATGCGCCGCTTTCCATTCTTCCTTACTCTCAGGAATAGTGGGCATGAATTGCATAATCTTTAAACTAGTAATTGGATGTTGAGTATGCCCATTGATTGTAGCGAACCAAAGAGCTTGCTCATCTGTCCAGTCGTAATACTTTTTGAGTGCGGGCATGTAGAGGTACACAAGCCCTGGATGTGCTTTGTACTCAAGATTCATAGAGTAAAGAGCCTTAAAATACTCAAGGCGATTCTCTGGTAGTCTATAATCGGTCATTTACTTTTCCTCGCGGCTATTTCCCGCTGAAGTATTTGCCAGAATTCTGATTCAATAATCTCATTCATACTTTATCCCTCCAATATAATGCGCGTTTACGCTTACGTAACCCTTGCACTCGTTTGATAGGCTGCTTGAGCCAACCGATTATTCTCAATGCCGTTTTCTTGTGCTCAGGATAGCATAGCAGATACGTAGGTTTATAAAGCAACTTTTTATCACATAAAGACCTAATTTGCTCTATAGCTTCCTCTAGCGTTTGCTCATATAAGTTTTTCATATCGCCTCCATATTTCGTTTGATCATTTTGAAGGTTTCTTCATAGGTAAAATTTACAATCTCATCAATGAAGTTATCTAAATCTTGAGCACTAAAAACATTAACGTATGCTCCGACTTTGATATTTTCAAACTTATCATCTTTCATTTCAAGTGCAGAAGTTGTAGCATATTTTGAAATCAACTCAACAAGGTCTATTCTATTTTTGATAGATTCAGGTCTTAGTTTCATATATGTTGGCTCGGTATGCGGTTACGGATCTCCTCTGCTACTACGCTGTAGTTTGCATCGGCTAAGTCAATAGACCATTTATCACAAATCTTTGCGCACTCTTCACGCTCAATTACTACGGCGTATTTTGTAGCCTCGATTGCATGAACGATTAACTCGGCTTTTGCCTCGGCTAGTGCATCATCAAACTCTTTTTGCGTAAACAGAGTTCCGCCTGTGCCCTTAGCAAAAAATGACTTTTGAAAATCTGATTGTTCTACGCTCATTTCAGTAACTTCC